TAAAAAGAAAACCTATTGGGAAAAGGTAGATGTGGAAGTTTCGTTTGATGGATATATGCCACCAGACGATACTGGAGAGAATACCACATTTGAATATGAAGATAAATTTAAAATATCTTGGAAACTCACAGATAAGGTTAGGTTATATAATTTAGGTGAGGTATCCAAATTACAAGGTAAAGCGTTTTATAAAGGTAAAATTGGCATAGAAGTGTCTTTATAACTTTTGGTTATTAGTTAAATATTTATTATAACAAGGAATATTTTATGGATTATATCATCACAAATTCAGAGTCACAGACTCACACACCAATCACAACCGATTGGAATAGTTCCACATCCTACCAGTTAGAGTTTATTTTTATTTACAAAAAATAAAATATTTTACTTGACTTTAAGTAAATTTATTCGTATTATTAAGAGAGAAAACAAATGAGCAGAAATTCAATATGGTCAAATGAAAGAACAGAGATAGCAACTTGGCTATCTGGTTATCTAAATATGATAAAGACATGGGTAGATAAAATCTTAGACAATGAACATCATGACGTAGATAAAATGAAAATCATTGGTTTATTAAATGAATGGATTGGGTGGTTGGAAGAAACCAAAACCAAAATCATGATGATGAAAGACGTTGACCCTGGTGAAATAAAAGAAAAGGAATAGTAATGAATAGGTTATTGATAATAGTTGGTTTATTGACCATAGGGTGTTCAGATTTCAACCCAATAATGTCAGAATCGGAAGATTGTGATTGTGGGTTAGAAATAACATCTACATTACCTGAAAATAATGGAATTTATGAATTAGAATATAATGCTGATTTAGCTCAAACATATTCAATTTTAGATGCAAGTACGGAGTGCGGTTGGTCACAACATATTCAATGGGATTCCGACTATCAATATCAAATTCAAGGGGAATGGATTAGTTTAGTCAATCCAGCAAGTATGAGTGATGAAGATGGTAATGCTAAGATAGTATTTGCCGTTTGGGAAGATTTTATCGGTGACACGATAACTATTTATGGTGGATATACAGATGAACACGGCCACCATTTTATTAATTCAGTAAGGATAAAAATAGTTAATGAGGAATAATAATGAAATATATGTTAGTGGATAATAATGATAATATTGTTCATGCCGTTGATTTAAATAACAGATATACTCAAGAAGAAGCACACGGATATTTTGTGAATTTAAAACAAATAGGTGAAAAAGAATTTAATACATTATGGAGAGTAATGACCGAACAAGAACATAAACGGCGTAAATTTAATAGTGAAACCATTAAAGAATACGAAGAGTTCGGTGATTGGATGGACTTGGAAAAATCATGACAGAAGTTGACACTAGAGGATGGTATCAAATCAAAGCCACACATCCAAAGTATCCTGAAGTAGGTGAACTTACGTTTTGGTTATACAGAGAAAATAAAAAAGAAGTGCATAAAATAGTAATAGAAAGGGGTTATCAAAATATCAAATGGATTCGAAATGATTTTCCGCCACTTTTAAAAGAAAACGATAAGACATAATGACATACTTTAAATCGTGGTATGGTAATTGTATCTATATAGTGAATACCATCACCAAATAAATGGGATGGTAAATCGTGTTAGACGAAAGTTAACATAGGAGAATACAATGAATAGATTAATAGTAAACCCACAGCATTTCAATCGAGATGAATTTTTAACACCTTTTGATAAAATATTTGACCAAATGATGAGTAAGCAGTTTCCTGCTTTTCAAGAAGAAGTTGGTGTGTCTTTCAACAAAGGTTCTTATCCCAAAGTAAATGTTTATGAGTACGATGATAGAATAGGTATCATAGCAGAGATTCCAGGATTGGATAAGAAGAACGTTTCAGTAGAAGTTGAAGAAGATGTACTAACTATCTCAGGTGATAAACACGGAGTTGAAGATGAAGGTGCTAAATGTATAACCAGAGAGTTAAAACATTCATCATTTAAAAGGTCTTTTAACTTAGGTGATCATTTAGATGGAGATAATGTTAGTGCTACATTTAAAGATGGTATGTTATCAATATCAATTCCTAAAAAAGAACCTGAATTACCAAAAGTTACAAAAGTAAATATCGGATAATAATTCATGAATAATAAAATCATCAATGTAAATGATGAGAGTTATATAGTTCTTGGAAAAGTGTCGGCTGATTCCCAATATTCAACTGAAGAGTTGAAATCACATTGGAGATTGGCTGACACAATTCTGAAAAATCAAAATGAATTCTTTATCTGTATGAAAATAATAGACGTAAAATTTAATGACATTTAGTGCTTGACTTGTATAGTTATTATTAACTATATTACAGTCATGAATAAGAAACAAATACAACCAACATACAAAGAAAAGGGAGTCCGGTATATGATGTGCCAATGTGGAAAATATATTTCAGTCGGAGATGAAGCGATTGAGGTAAAATGCTCAAATGAAGTCAATAGGAACATAATGTCAATGTTTCCTGAATTACACGAAGAAAAAACCAAAAATAAACCAACGGGTCGGCCAGCTGGATGGCACTTTATGAAAGAGTTCGTAGATAAAGATGGTAATGTGTTTCATAAAGGTAAGGAACAACCAAAGTTATTTGGTACTCTTAAATCCACTAAGGTTAAACCTAAGAAGAAAACCAAACGGAGAACATCAGACCAGATACTTATAGATATACATAAGAAGAAAAAAGCAGCATTAAAGAAAGCTAACAAATTAAAGGAAAGGGCTACGAATGACAAAATCTAAATCTGTCTTCAACACGCCATTAGATAGGGATTACTTTAAGTACAAAGACAGACCTAAAAAGAAAAATGAAGCAGAATTAACACCTTGTTGTAATCAATCTGTTGATCATAAGGTTTTAAATGTCAATAGAAAAGAAGATTGGGAATCAATTCAAGATTACATTGAAAGAAATTTGAGAGATTATTCCAATACGGAATCGATAACTCCAGTTTCTTGTAAAACGTGTGGTCGTTTATTGAAATATATAAGTAAATTAAAGGACGATAAAAGTCTTTGGAGATAACTAATGGCTAAAAAACCAGCGTCATTTGAATATAATGGCACACTCGTAAAAGTTTTAGATGGAGATACAATAGATTGTTATATCGATTTGGGTTTCGATTTGAAAATCAAAAAAAGAATTAGATACATGGGTATCGATACTTGGGAAAGTAGAACAAGAGATTTAGATGAAAAGGCAAAAGGTCTATTGGCTAAAGCTCGGAACAAAGAATTATTAGAGGCTGGTGTATTTAAGATTGTATCTCACGGTACAGGTAAATTCGGTAGAGTATTAGGAGAAATCTTTGTATCTGCAGATGTAGTAGGTCATGAAATATCAGAAGCTATAGATAGAAGTTCAGATGGATTAGTTAGTATTAACGACATCTTAATTGAAGAAGGTCATGCTTACGAATATACAGGTGGTAAGAAGAAAGACTTTAAAGCTGAGATAGCAAAAGAGAAAGCTGCTAAGAAAGAAGATTTAGTTGATAAACCCGCAGAAGAAGAAGCAAATGGAAAGTAAATTCAAAAACATAGCAGATATCGAAGAAGGTTGGAGTGATTTCAAAGATGCCACTCGTGGTGGAAGTACTAAAGCCCATTGGGTAAATCCAAGTGGTAAAGTCTATGATGTTAAAGATACTCATATTATTTTTGTGAGTGAGAAACCAAGTCTATTCAAAACTTCAGTAGATAAGATGAAGAAACTTTATGACAAGTATGATGAGAAGTTTCCAAATCAAGAAGGTAAAGCTCGTATAGAGATTATGACCGACATTGTAAAGAGGGGTTGGATACGAACAAGGTTCAGACCACGAGAAGGTGCTTGGGTTGCCGAAACTTGGAAGTGGGGAACACGAGAAAAGAAGGCTCTTATTAATTGGGTAAAGTATGAAACCAACGGAAAGAAAGTTCAATTCAGAATAAACTTTATCTCTACTTCTAAAAATAAAATAATTGGACATAGTTATAGTCTTGATATGCTGGGAGAACAAGTAGTGGAAAATGTAATAAATGAATCAAGTTTATCCAGAATATGGTCACATAACGAGAAGCATGATTGTGGAGCCATGACGGCTTTTAGAAATGCCGCAGATTGTGGTGAAGGTGAAAAATATACAAACAAGATTAATAAGGCTCGCAATCAGAAATTACTTGGTAACTTATTAAGTATGGGGTATGGTGTAACTAAACTTATTGGTAAGTATCCAGAAGGCGGTAAGTCTTCAAAGGAACTTTCATTCTTCATTGTGGATAAAGATGATAACGGTAATTTATTAAATGATTTAAAGAAACTCGGAAAGATATTCGAACAAGATTCAGTATTAATAGTGCCTAAAGGTTCAGTTAATAAAGAGGCTAAAGCATATTTACTTGGAACTAATAGTTGTAAAAATAATTGGTTAGGTATGAATGGTAAAGAATATTTTGCCGGTGGTCACCCAGGTAAATCAAGTAAAATTTATACTTCATTTGTAAATGGTAGACCATTTATGTTTGAAGAAGTTGGTGAAGAAGTACATCCACCCGGCAATGGAATGGGTTGGTGGGCTATGGATTTAAAATCCAAGACACAAGATGGTTGGATGAATGAAATAATGAAGTTGTTGGAAAACGAATAATTAATAATAAGAGGATGTGGAGAAAGAAGATTGAAAAAACAAGTTTTAGATAAAGGTTTTATAGAAGTCGTAGATTCATTAGGAAATGATTTAACGGTTGTTAATGCCGCAAGAGTATCATTCGGTAAACGAAAAGAAGTATATGATAAGTCGGATGAAAGGTTAGTTCGTTATTTGGCTAAACATAAACACTTTAGTCCATTCAGACATCTACAGGTTCAGTTCCATATAAAGGCACCAGAGTTTGTAATGCGTCAAATGTATAAACACGTAGTTGGGATTGAAACGACATCCAATAGTTCAACTAAAGACCACGCTTGGAATGAAATATCAGGTAGGTATGTGCCAGTAGAAGATTATTACTATCCTGAAATATGGAGAAAACAATCAGAAGATAATAAACAGGCAAGTGAAGGTGCACTAAATCCATTACAACAGAAAAGAATGGATTTGTGTTATAGTGATTATATGAAAAGTGTAGAACATACTTATGATAAGATGATTGATGCTGGAGTGGCTAAGGAACAGGCAAGAATAGTTTTACCATTAAGTCAATACACAGAAGTATATTGGACAGCATCATTTCAAGCAATTGTAAATTTCATAGAGTTACGAGATGAAACAACATCACAATGGGAAATACAGCAATACGCTAAAGTGATGAAGCGGTTAATGATTAATATTTATCCAAAGACAACTGAAATTTGGAGTAAACTACATTGGGAGAAGTAAAATGAATAAAGAATCTTTTGGGTGGATGATGGCAAAGTGTTCAGAGACGGCCTATTTAAACGGTAAGGAAGCTAAACCTTTGTTTAAGGGGTTAGGGTTTAATGGACATAAGTACTTTGATAAGAATGGGGCACAAGCTCATGCTGCATATAATAAAGAATGGCTCGTATTAGCATTCAGGGGTACGGAAGTTAAGTCGTGGTCTGATATTAAGGCTGATTTAAATGTTGATTCTGTTAATGCGAAGTATTTTTATGGTAAAGTACATAAGGGGTTTGAGAAAGAAGTTGATAAGCTTTGGGTACATATACGAGACTATGTTATAAAACAACTTAAAGGTAGGAAGTTAGTTATTACTGGCCATTCACTTGGAGCATCTATGGCTACTATAGTTGCCGCTAGATTTTATAATTCAAGTTTTAAAATTGATGGACTATACACGTATGGTTCACCAAGAGTAGGTAATGATAAATTTAGAGATAGTTTAGATATACCACACTATCGGTTTGTTAATAATTCTGATGACGTAACTAAGATGCCTTTCTACCATTGGGGATATAGACACCACGGGGAATTAAGATATATCAATTCCGATGGTGTAGTTGAACTAGGTACGAATGTATGGAAACGGACTTTGGATAGATTGAAAGGTAGATTAGATAGTTTCAAGAGTAAGGATTATTTTGATGGTCTATCAGATCACAGTATTACAGGATACGCAGACAACTTGCTTGAATATGTTGAAGAGGCGGGTTTATAACATGAAACAGTACTTACCAAAATGGTGGTCTGTTGTGGTTTGGATAATAATCGCAGTAGCATTATGTGGTACTCAACTGAACGGCCAAACTTATACTGAGGGAGATTATGTACTTGGGATACTAGCGGATTGTCAAGTGGTGTTTACACGGTAGTGAATAATAGAAGAACCACGACAATAACATTGTTAAAGTAAAATACTTTCAAAAATAACTTGACTTTATCAAAAAGTATTCGTATATTATATCAATCATAAAATAGAGGTTATATGAGTAAAACAAAAGTTGGTCAATTCGACCACTACAAGAAATGGACAACCGATGAAGGTTACTCGTTTCTTGCTAAGAATTTAGCAGATGCTGAACTATATGTACAGTATGTTGGTGGTCATCTTGGTAAAATAAAAGAGGTTGTGGGTGAGTAAATATTACTACGAGAGAAGTAGTATTCTTGAATCCAAAATTAATATAACTTACCATGAGTTATTCTGTAAATCCGATAAAGAGCTAGACGATTGGATTGAAGAAGTAAGGCAATATATAATTGAAGAGTGGGATGAACGTGGTATCCCACCTATGGTTGGGCAATCTATTGCTGATATAACGAATGGTTTCAGAAAACTACGTGAGTATGACATTCATGGTTTCATTGAAAAAGACGATGATGGCAATGCTAATGTGATTAAGAACTTTAACAAGTTTGCTAATGGCGTCAATCAATTCTTCCCAACTATGTTGAAAACTCGCATTGGTGATGTTGGGGATGTTGGTCTTAATTCAATCTATGATAGAATCAAAGAGGATGTCAATAAGGATTTATTCTATAAAGCTATGCGAAGAGGTGTTCGTAGAGATTCAATGTATAGCTTCAGTAAATCTCTTTCGTTGGATAGGAAAGAAAACGAACAAGGGAAAAAGATATATTGGGACGGGGAGAGTGCAACAGATTGGTTAAAATATTATAACGACAATAAGTTAAAGTTCAGTAAGTTTAGAATCTGGATATCAAAATCACATCAAGAGAAATACCTTAAACAATATGTAACTATTAAAGCTGAAGATATTAGATTGGCTCATAAAAATGGTTTGATTAGTGATGAGATGCTAACTAATATATGGTGTCCAACGCTGAAGAAGAAAATAAGTCTTGATGATTTAACTGATACTGTTATGACTAAAGGTGGTAATGTCAAAACAAATGTATTCATGATTAGATATTATCATATTGAAAAGAAATTATACCCATCGGCTTTTCAGATATTCAGATTGAGTTTGAACTCACAACCAGCAGTTAATTTCCCACCACTTACGGCTAGGTTATTGTATGAGAAATATACAGACCATATTAAACAAGACACTCCATTAAACATTTACGATCCATCTTCCGGTTGGGGTGGTAGAATATTAGGTGCTATGTCATCCAAGAAGGACATTCATTACATCGGCACGGACCCGAATACAGATAACTACATAGATGAGTTAGGTAAGTCAAGATACGAGTATGTGGCTGACTTCTTTAACAATGAAGCCTTAGAGACTAATCCATTTTGGGAAGAAAAGAGAAATACTTATCATGTTTTCCAAGAAGGTTCAGAACATATTGGTGAACATCCAGACTTTCAACAATATAAAGGTAAGTTAGATATGGTATTTACTTCACCACCTTATTTTGATAGGGAACAATATAGTGAAGATGAAGAACAATCATTTAAGGCTTATCCGATGTATCATGATTGGAGAGATAACTTCTTAAAACCAACATTAACAAATGCTTACGAGAGTCTAAAATCAGATAGGTATTTACTATGGAATATAGCTTCAATAAAGATAGGAAAAGATAGATACCACCCGTTAGAAGAAGATAGTATTGAGATAGTAAAATCACTTGGTGGTGAATATAAAGGTAAGTTAAAGATGTTGATGTCATCAATGATAGGAGTTGATCAATCTAACGTGAAGAATTCAGTAAAAGTTGATGGTAGCGTATCAAAGTATGAACCAATATTTATTTTTTATAAGGGTTAATAATGAGTGAAGAACAAAAGTGGCTTGAAAGCCGAGAATCAGAGAAAAAAGCAAAAGTCGGAGATTGGGTTACTGTCAAAACAGTAGGTCTTACTGAGCGATATATGGTAGAAAGTATAGATGGTGATTTCTACACGGTCATTCAGAAAGAAGGTACGTATACACATAGGTTAAAGTTAGATAAGAACAAAGTGAGAAAGCTTTGAATGAAATATTCCACGAGGATTGTTTAGATACTTTAACGAAACGTGATATAAAATATGATTACACTTGTTTTTCACCACCTGATTATGATGAGTTAAATCTAACGCCAATAAAAGACGACAACGAATACTTAGATTGGCAAAAGAAAGTATATAGTAAACTTAATCCTACCAATAATGTAGTTACGATAGTTACAAGCCTTAGAAGATTTAAAGCCCGAACTATTATAGCTAGTTATAATATAGGTAGAAATTACTATGGTTCAGAGAAGGATGAAGAGATTTTCAATATAGCACATAAAAGAACAGAAAATTTAAAGAATATTGCAAATAATGCTTGACTTATATAGGCTTTTAGTGTTATATTTAGGTATAAGAGATGGGGAAAAAAATTAGTTTTGTTAAATAAAGAAAACAAAAGGAAATAATATGAATATTAATGATAAGATTTTAAATGAATCGCGCAAAGTATCACTCTTAAACAGAAAAAATATCTGGAAAGGTTCTGAATTTGAATTTCTTCTTCCTTTATCAAGTGATGAAAGAGGTCGCTGGGGAGAATATCATTTTCACAGGATATTACAAGAATATACTGACTATTCAGTAGTATGGGATGGTGATAAGAATATTAAACCAGAAGATGGTACTTATGATATGAAAGCAAATTCATTGCGAACAGAAATGAAAACCGCAATGAAGGGAACTAAAACCAATTCTTGGCAACATGATGTTATTAAAGAAGTTGAAGTTTATGATAAATTAGTTTTATTTGATCTTGTATATTCTGGATTTTATATTACTATAATTAAAAATACTGAAATGGTATATGGAACGAGACATTCTATTTTTGAAAAGAAATCTACTCCATGTAAAGGGGGTTGGAAATTCGATATGTCAAATACTACTTTGAGAAAAGGAATTGCAGCAGGATTGACATATTTCCATGATTCTGAAAATCCTAAAGATATTGAATTTTCAAAATTTTTGGTTAGACATTTTTCATGAAAAATAATATATTTAAATTTTTTCAATCTTTAAATGAAAAATATACGATAGATGAACTTTCATCCCATTTGGCTGTAAATAGAGGTACAATAAAAAGATGGATTGAACTTAAATCTGTTCCTTCATATTATTATTTTGATCTATGTAGAATGGATGGTATTGAAATAGATTATACAGAACATTCTGAAAAAGAAAAAGATCAATTTTTTACTTCAAAAGAATCATCTCAATATTGTATTGACAAAACATATGAAATTTTGAAAAAATGGAATGTTGATATTTCAAATTATCATTTTATTGAACCCTCTGCTGGTGATGGTAGTTTTTATAATTTACTTCCATCAAATAAAAGAACTGGTATTGATATAGAACCGAAATCTGATGGAATAGAAAAATCCAATTTTTTGTCATGGAAGCCTAAAACTTCTGATAATATATGTATTGGAAATCCCCCATTTGGATTGAGAGGTCATTTAGCACTCAAGTTTATTAACCATGCTGCTAAATTTTCAGACTTTGTGTGTTTTATATTACCACAATTATTTGATAGCGATGGTAAAGGTAGTTGTAAGAATAGAGTCGAAGGATTGAATTTGATTCATAGTGAAATTGTGAGTTCTGATTTTTATTATCCAGATGGTAAGCAAGTTAAAGTTAATGTAATATTTCAAATATGGTCTAAACTACATAAAATACAAGAATCAAAACCAGTTTTAAATGGAGTTATTAAAATATATTCATTATCTGATGGGGGAACTCCAGGCAGTACAAGAAATAAAAAACATTTAAATACTTGTGATTATTATTTGCCTTCAACTTGTTTTGGAAAAGATAAGATGAAAATATATTATGATTTTGAAAAATTACCACAAAGAAGAGGATATGGCATTGTTGTTTTGTCTAATAAAAATCATATAAATTCCATTATAAAAAAAACCAATTGGTCTGATGTTTCTTTTGTATCTACCAATGGTGCTTATAACTTGAGATTTGACATAATAGAAAAAGCAATAATTGAAAATGGAATTAGCAACAATATTGGAATAGAACAATTTAAAGAGGTTACTACATGAAAGAACTAACACCAGAACAAATACAAGAGAATTGGGAAAAATTAATTCAAATTGTAAAAGATACATTTGAAGAAGGAAGTGAGCGGAGAGAAAAACTTCTCAATATGTATCATTACTTTGACGAAAGAATGTGTATGGCACCAGCTAGTGGTAAGGAACACTTCCATAATGCTCATGCCGGTGGTTACGTGGAACACGTTTTACATATCACCGATTTAGCACAGCAGATATATGAACTTTGGGATAGAAATGGAGCTATAGTTGATAACTTTACCAAAGAGGAATTGATATTCTCTGCTCTACATCATGACTTGGGTAAGGTTGGTGATTTAGCCGAGGATTACTATACACCAAATGATTCGGATTGGCATAGAAAGAATCAAGGTCTGATATACAAACATAATGGTAATCTACAATTCATGACGGTTACGGATAGAGCTTGTTGGATACTACAACACTTTGGAGTCGTCATGACAGAAAATGAATATCTTGGTTTAAGATTGACAGATGGTATGTACGAAGAAGCTAATAAAAGTTATTATGTTGCTTATCAAAAAGAAAGACAACTTAAATCTAATATTGCCTACATATTACATCAGGCTGATATGATGGCCAGTAAGATAGAAAATGACTTTTGGAAACGTGGTGATTATGCTATCAAAGAAGTAACGAAAGAAGAAGTCAAAGTCAAGACTAAACAATCAAATGCTGCCAACCAGGCATTCAAGGAGTTATTTGGGGAGTAAAATGAGTACCGATTATCAAGCAAAATATAATGCTAAAAACACACAATACAAAAATGCTTTAAAACAAATAGATAAGTTAAAAGAGGAGATTCAAATTTTAAAATCTCCACTCCCACCTCGTTTAGTGGAAGTTCAAAAAGAAATTGTTCAAACGCCAGTTGATAAAATATTAGATTCAAAAGAAATTGATGATGAGATAGAACAAACAAAACTAGAACTTGATGAGAAAGATAAAGTTGAAAAAGACCACAATTATTATCGTCAGATATCTTCTATGATGTATAATGAAGTGAAGTTGAAAGCTCAAAGAGATCCGAAAGTCTATAGACAAGGTTGGTTTAACCTAAGTAAGAACTTTTGGAAATGGCATGCTAATACAGAGTATTCAGAAAAACAAAAAGATACTATGGACGGTTGGATAGAAAGAAATGGCATAACTATATAATGTACCTACCTTACTTTAATAAGTTTCTATATCAAGTTCCATATCTTCACATCAACGAAAAAGAATGGTCATACATCAAAGATACATTCGAGAAAGATGATGTAAAAGAATCTCTGGCAACAGTTGCCATGACTTATCCACCACCATACCAAGAGATAAGTCAAAATGAATGTAGAAAGGACTTTAATAAGCTAAAAGGCACTTGGGTTCATGATTTACTACAAGAAGGTGAATGGTTTGCTAGAGCTGAAAATGGATATGAGTGGCCATTAACTTACAAAGGTTCACAGAAATATATTAAGAGAAACAATACAGGTAATAAATCATCTAATTTCTTTCAACAAGAAAACAGATGGTCAGTAGATGGTACTATTTCGCCAGGTCCTTTACGGACTTGGGGTGAGTTGAAGTTTATGACTTCATTGATGGGAGCGGCCTATACATTGAAGATGGAGAAGATTGATAAATCTATATTGAGAACCATGTTAGGGTTGAGAAAATACATTTGTAGTCAATTCAAACCCAATGCGGCTAAGGCTCTGTATGATTATTTCGATGTAAAGAATGTATTGGATTTCTCTGCGGGTTGGGGTGATAGGTTGGCTGGATTTTATGCCAGTATGAATACCGAACTATATGTTGGAATTGATCCTCGTAAGGAGAATCATCCAATATATGAAGAACAATCAAAATATTATGCTAATCAGTTAGGTTTCTTTGAAACGGAGAAGAAAGCAGAGTTTCATTGCTCACCAGCAGAAGAGTTTGATTTTGACCAATATAAAGATACGTTTGATATTATCTTTACATCACCACCATATTTCAATGTAGAGCGATATAGTTATGATGATACACAAAGTTGGGTAAGGTATAAGAACATCGACCAATGGAATCAGAACTTCCTACAGAGGTCAATAGAAAATATGTGGGGCTCTTTACGTAGTGGTGGAAAGTTATGTGTGAATATTTCTGATGTGAATGCTAGTAGTCAAGGTAAGAAGAAAGGTTGGTTATCAATATGTGATCCAATGAATGAGTTTATAGATACATTTAAAGATTCTGATTATCTTGGGTGTATAGGAATGGAGATGGCCACACGACCAAATTGTATTGGTGTTGGAAATGCCGTAGAGTCGGGTGAGAGTAATAGAGAGCCGGAAATGATAAAAAGGTTCGATGGTAAATTCTGTGAGCCTGTGTGGGTGTGGGAAAAGAAATAATTTTGTATTTCCCACGAGAAGAAATACAATGTTAAATTTATAGATTTATATTTATAGACATGAACAAGGCTGATAAATCAGAATTTGACCTAATACATAACAAGATAGATGTTATTAAATCAGATATAGACGATTTAAAAAATTCAATGGTCATAGCTCACAATAAAACAGATGATAATCTACGGTTTATCAAAGAGAATATGTTCAATCCACACGAAGGACTATGGGCCGAAACAAAACTCAATAGTCAATTCAGAGAAAATACAACTAAATGGCGTGGTGTCATTGGTGTTGGTTTCATCGGTCTAATCATAGACAAATTCTGGTCAGTATTTAATTAAAGAAAACGCTTGACTTTATCATTTTTTCTTCGTATATTCATATATGAGAAAAAGGGAAAAAACGATGATTTGTCAAAAATGTAAAAAAGTAAAAGCTTGCATTGAATATAAAGGTGGAAATTACTGTACTTGGTACTGTATAAAGAAAAAGAAGGTAGAGTTACCTGAAGAGTTCTTTCACGAGTTAAATGGTATGTTAAAAGAACAACATGATTTTGACGAAGCTATGAATGGTATGGGTATATACGCAGAAACTTACAAATAAATGAAAATAATGCTTGACTTATATAGGGTTTTAGTGTTATATTCATATATGACAAAAAGGGAAAAAACAAACAAATGAGTAAATATTCAGATTTTTGGTTTGATAGACAAACCGAAGTAAATGACTTTCTTGCCACCATTGGTACGAAAGAAGATGATATTGTTATTAACAAACCTAAAAAAGACCACATGGGTTTGGCTGGTCATAAAAGAGCAATCGGTAATTTTGTCCGTATTGTAAGTGGGGAAAATATCCCTGTTAAATTCATGACTCGTGGAGATTCATTCACAGATGGTAAATCAGTTACCATCAGTTCTAACATTAATGAGAAAAACTTTGACCACGTTGTTGGTCTGGCTCTTCATGAAGGTTCTCATATTGCTTATAGTGATTTTGAAGTATTCAAAGAAGTGAGAAATCTAACCAAGATACGTAATTGGGATTTGACTCCAGCGAGAATGGAATTTCTCCGTGGGATGATTAATTACATTGAAGATAGACGAATTGATTCGATTGTGTTCAAATCTTCACCTGGTTATAAAGGTTATTATCACACTTTGTACTCCAAGTACTTTAACAACAAAAAAATTGGTAAAGGATTGAAATCCACGATGTATCGTGATGTTGATTTTGAATCTTATATGTTTAGAATTGTTAACTTCACTAATGAAGGTACTGATTTAAATGCTCTTCCAAGACTATTGGACATCTATCGTTTGGTGGATATGAAAAACATCTCAAGACTAAAATCTACTGATGATGTCATTGAAGTGGCAAAGTCTATTTGTGATGTTGTTTTCAAACTCGTGGGTGAAAATAAAGGTGATGGAAAACCTGAAAATGGTGAAGGTGAAGAAGATTCTGAAGGTGAAGAAGAAAATGGTAGTTCATCTAATAATAAAGGTGGTGGAACTGAAGTAGATAGTGGTGATAAAGAAATGACTCCTGAAGATGGAGAACCTACTGAAGGTGAAGAAATATCAGATTCCATGAAGAAATCTATTGAGAACATTTACAAAAAAACCAAAGAATTACTTGAAGGTAAGACACCAAAAAGTAAGATGACTAAAAATGACAAGAAGATTGTTGATGCTCTTGGTAATAGTAATTCCGAGTTAGTTGAAGTCGGTGGTACTGAAGGTCTTAGTAAAACTAAAGTAGTGGTTGTTCCTGACTTAACTCAGGCTTTGATTGATTCAAAAGCTTTTCACTTTCTTCATCATTATTCTTATAGTTATCGTTCAAGTGGTAAAGAAGAAGCAATTGCTGATGGACTTCGTTTGGGTGCCATCTTGGGTAAAAAACTCAAAGTTCGTGGTGAAGAGAAAGATTTGATTTACACCCGTCAAACAAGTGGTAAAATCAATAAGAGATTGATTGCCGAGTTGGGGTTTGATAATGGTAATGTCTTTAGTCAAGTCTTTACTGAAAGATATAACAAAGCTAACCTACATATTTCGATTGACGCGAGTGGTAGTATGAGTGGTAATAAATTATCTAAATCAATCACTTCAGCCGTTGCGATGGTCAAGGCTGCTGAGATGGCTGGAAACATTCACGTGGTGGTTAGTTTCCGTTGGACTCAAGATGACAAACCAGTAGTTATCATTTGTTATGATTCTCGGAAAGATAAGATAACCAAGATAAAGAAATTATGGAAATACATAAATGCCGGTGGAACGACACCAGAGTCACTATGTTATGAGGCTTTGATGAAAAAATGGTTAGGTGGTGTAAATGGAGATGATAACTATTTCATCAACTATTCAGATGGTGCTCCTTGGTTTTCTAATAATGAGATTTATTATCATGGAGCTTGTGCTGAGAAACATACTAAAAAGATGGTCAAGATGATGAAGAACAATGGAATTAAGATTTCAAGTTATTTCATTAAAGAAGGTGACTATAGTTATGGAGATGATAAAAATGTTTTCTCCCGTATGTATGGTAGGGATGCCAGTTTTATCAACCCGACAAACATGATGGAAGTGGCAAAGTCAATGAACTCAAAGTTCTTGGAGAAGTAAAATGAACATACTAGAAAAAACAAAAAATGTCTTAATGGGATTGGTCTTTATAACCATCATGTATTTCTGTACGATTATGATGTTTATTCTTGATGGAGCACCATTTCATTAAAAATGATAAATAACATAAAATACCAGAAGAAAATAAAGAACATACAACGAATGATGATTGTTTGGGCTGAACATCAGGTAGATGGTAAGAAGAGAGATTTACCTGATGATTGGAAACCTAATCTCAAGTGGTTACTGAAATTGGAAAATGCCGATTCAATAACTAAAAGAGATATGGAATGTTGTAATGAATATCATAAACACTATGGTGACCCGAAGGGTATAATGAGGAACTTGAAATGATGCCAGAAAATAAACCCTTTGAAGTATTTCTGAACAAAGATAGTTCGGTTCACTACAGCGTTGGACAAGTGGATGTGGAAGTGAATCAATCTCATATGAATAGATTGAGAGTACTCCATATGACTATGCATGATTGGAAAAAGAATAATGGTAATGTACCAGATGATTTTGTAATGATGTCTCGGAGTGGGATGGGAAGAAGATATGAAGCTGATTTACACAAGGTTGAAGAATTAGTAGAACGGGGAACAAAAACAATGTTAGAAGATGATAAAGAATTTCTCGGTACTGATAAATTTCTTACCAAGGGTGAGATGTTAGAGATGAATGATTTATTTAAAACCTACGGTGGAAAGAGAGTAACAAAATGATTAATGAGTGTGTAGGGAATTTTTTTTGGTTATGATATATATACCTCTATTTATTAATAAGGAATCATTATGAATAAGATAAACGAACTCATAGATACATTAATAGAAATCAGTTGTGAAGAGTCAATCACACCCGA